CGTCATAAGTTTAAACCGATGGCCGTAGGGTGAGCGGCAATGCCTAACGAAAAAGATAAGTTAGGCAAATACCGCCGGCCAACATCCTAGGCCATCTTAGGGATGGGAGGTGGCCTAAGATGTTAAAAGTTTTTTAAAAAATATGAGAATAAAGATGATTGAAACAACTGTTTTTGAAGGGATAAAGTATGAGAAAGAAAAAGAATATGAGGTTGAGAAAGAAACAGCGAAGGCTTTAGGCTCATCGGCAAAAATTATAAAAGAAGAAAAAACAAAAATCATCGATGAGTCAAAAAATACAATGATGACTGGTAGAGAAGTTAAAAAGAAAGAAAAAAAATAAAAATATGTTATGGCAAACAAAGATGGGACTCTCTATTATAGTGGCTATTCAGGAGTAACCGCACAGGCGGTTGCGGATTTTTTGGGAAAAACATTAAACACCTCCGAACAAAATATTGTCACTGCATTAATTTCCTCAATTGAAATCTTTATCGCCCAAAAATGCCGAAGGAATTTTAAATATGATTTAGGCTCGGATTTTTATGAGGAAACATTTGATGCAGGATTAGACAAATACTACTTTCACAACTTTCCGGTAAAAGAAGTGGCAAAAATAACCATTGGCAATCAAGATGTTTATATAAAAGGTGGAGGGGCTAATCTTTATGAGTTAAACAAAGACTTTTTCGTTTATCGTGATAGTATTGTTTTTTTAACCATTCCTCAATCAACATATAATCGTCAAGCTTTAAAAATTGCTTATAGCATTGAGAAGTTTTGGGGTGAGGATTTGGAGCTTGGAATAAAACAATGGGCGGCTCAGATATTTACTCAAAAAGAATATGGGGGTAAAAACGTCTCTTCATTTAATTTTGCTGGTTTATCAATTTCTTTCAATCAAGAGCCAATCCCAGAATACATTCAGCAATTAATTAAAACTTATAAAAAAGTGCTTGTATGATAAGGCAAAACTGTATTGTAAAAATTCAAAGATTGACCGGTGATGAGAATAATAAAAACTATCAAGATTTAGCAACTAATGTTTACATTTTAATTGAACCAGCATCAAATGAAACGGCGGTAATGTATGAGGTGCCAGTTGGTCAATCTTATTCTTTTATGATAATGGATCAAGTTGATTGGATAAGACCAGGGGATAAAATCATTGTTTTAGATCCTCAAACAAGTGGACTATCAGTAAATGATCAATTAATAGTTAGAGGTAACGCTCAAAAGTCGTACGTCTTAGGTCATATTTTCAATAGTGGCGTTGCCGTAAAAACTTGAAAAATATGCCATCAGGTTATCAGGTTGAAATAGAACTTAAAGGATTTGAAGAGTTTAAAGAAAAGCTACGTCAAGCGCCTGATATTGTGGCTGATGTTAAATATAGAATGATGGATGCGATGGTGACTATTGCAAGAGAAAAAGCGGTGATGGAGGCGCCGATTGATACTGGTAATTTGCGAAGAAATATTGGAGCAAATAGTAAGGTGGTAGCGATGGGAAATGATCTTTATGGGACGGTTGGCACAAACTTGGTTGCAAGTGGTTTTCCTTATCCTAAAGCTCAAGAGTATGGTAGTGGTATTTATGGTGAAAGAAGAACACCAATTACCCCAAAACGGGGAAAGTTTTTGATTTTTAAACCCAAAGGCAGTGATAAATATGTCTTTGCTAAAAAAGTATCTGGTGTAAAACCAAAATACTTTATGAAGAAAGCGGCTGAGGAGGTAAAAAGACGAAGGAGCGAGATTTTAAAGATAGGATTGGAGATTGTTAATAAGTTATCTTTTTCATCATGACATACAATAGCTTAATTGAAAAAATAAAAAACATTATTGTAGCTGGGGTACCAGATATTCAGTCATCATATGACTATTACCCAGAAAGCTTATCATCTTTCCCGGCGCTTGTGGTTGGTGCAATTGGTCACGAAGATAGCTTTTATACTCTATCTTCATCGGGATTTAATACCAGGCATTACTCAATTTCAATAAGAATTATTGGCGATTTAGAAAATACCGAAATAAACACACAGAAAAAAATAAGAGAGATAACTGATAAAGTAATTGATGTTTTAGAAAAAAATCCTACTTTAGATAATACAGTTGATTGGTGTTATCCAACCAAAGCTCGCTTTGGTTTCCAAGGAGAACCAGCAAAGTATTATTACTCAGAAATTACTTTAACTGTTAAATTTAGATTTCAACGGGCAAATTAAAAAAAAAATAAAAAGGTAACCATATAATACTTTTATGAGAAAAAAATATATTTACAAAGGCGAGGTTGAAACTTATATTCCAGGAATAGGGATTGTTTATCCCAATCAAGAGATTGAGACGGAAAAAGAAATTAGAAATTCTTTATTTGAGGAAAAAAAAGAAGAAAACAAAGAAAATAAAGAAAAAAAGAAAAAAAATTAAAAGTTAACCATAAAATATTAATACTATGTCATCAGGACTAAATAACCATATAGGAATTGGAAAGGAAACAGCATTTGGCACACCAGTTGCGCCGACAGTTTTTCTACCTATTAAAGAATCAGACGGAATTCAAATAAATAAAGATATTCAATTTATCGAATCAATCAAATCCGGGGTGGCGGGTAAAAACAAAGGTGCTTTTGTGGGTAAAGTTGAATATAGTGGTAGTTTTGAAAGTGACGCTTATCCTCAATTTTTAGGTCATATCTTACGATCGGTTTTTGGTTCAGTTTCTTCAGCTTTAGAATCAGGAGAAACAACCGTCTACAGACACACATTTACCGAAACTTTATCAAAACCATCATACACTGTTGAACAAAAAATCGGTGAGATTGTTAAAAGATTTGCTGGATTTGTCGTTAAAAACTTAAAAATAGAATCAAAAGCCGGTGAATCGGTGGCGATTTCATTTGAAGGATTGGCCAAATCTCAATCTGATGCAACGGCTCAAACACCAACATATGAGACCTCAAGACCATTTAACTTTGCCGATATAACCTCAATTAAAATTGGAAATATTGAAGTTAAATCTTATTGTGAAGAATTTAGCTTTGAATATGATAACCAAATTGAAGGATTTTATAGCATGGGGGCTAATGAACTTCAATCGGTTTACCCAAAACCATCAGAGGCTAAAGGAAAACTAACTCTTTATTTAGATGATACAACTAAGGCATTCTTAGAAGACTATATCGCAAAAACCGAAAGAGCAATTGAAATAAAAATAGAGGGTGATTCAATCGGAAATGCTAGTAAAGAGACTTTATATATAAAGCTTCCAAAAGCAGTAATGACATCGGTTGGGACCAAATTATCAACGGAATATAATGCTTTGGAGATTGAGTTTGAAGGTGTGGTTGATCCAACTGACGGATTAATCACCGCCTATCTTATAAACACATTATCAAGCTATTAATATGGTTGAATTTAAAACACCAGGAGGGTATACAGTTAGGCTTAAAAGACATTATCTAACTTATGGGGAAAAAGTAGAATTGCAAAAGCTGTATTTAAAATCAACTAAAATTGACCCAATAAGTCAAAAGATAACCGAATTAGATCCATCAGTGGTGTTTGAGGCAAATAAACTGGCTTTTAATTATTTAGTGATTGAAATTGTCACACCAGACGGTCAATCGGTAAAAGAAAACCTTTATGACTATGTAATGAATTTAAAAGAAGAAGATGGACAGGCAATTTTTAATGAGATAAACAAATACACTAATCCTCAGCAAGATTTGGAAAAAAAAAGCAATTGAGCTTTTTAAATTCTTTAAAGGCTCCGGTAAACTTCCACCTGATTTTGAAGATGTTTATATTTGCGATATTTTAGGGATTACCTACACTGAACTTAAAAACCAACCGGCTGATTGGGTAGAAAGAATGATTTTGTATAAGAATCAAAAAGCAAAAGTGGAGGAGATGGAGATAAAGAAACAAAAAGCCGGTAGCAAAAGCCAAAGTGGTATGGTAAAAAGATAATAATAAAAATACAAAATTACCTAAAGAAAAAATATTGAACAATATAAATTCTTTTTATAGCAATAAATTAGCATCTTAATCGACTATTTTACAATCTTTCATTATAATTATTCCAAGTGACATTTTATCCATTTTTCCAACTACTGTTACTTGCTGTTCTTTTTTTAGCGATAATAGACTATCTTTTTTTTCAAATGAACATTTTATATAGGTCCCAAAATAATATTGATCATTTGTTGGTTTTAAGGATAAAAAATATTGACCTACTATATCTGAACTTATATTTGAAATATATGCTGTTGTTTGAATTGTTTTGTCCGTATATTTATCTTCAGCAAGTAATTTGTTAGTATCATATTCTTCAATTAATTTTTTAGCTTCTATTATTATTGGGGTTGGTGTTGGATTAATTTCTTTTTCTCTTTTAATTTCAGTCACTTTTGTATTTTTGAATGACTCTTTATTTTTATCAGCATTTGAAGAAATAAAACCAATAGCAAAAAAGACAATTAATGCTGTTAAAATTGGATGTTTTTGAAACCAGTTTCTTAAATCAGTTTGACAATGAGGACATTTAGTTGCTTTTGGATCAATTTCTTTTTGGCAGGTTTTACATTTTTTCATTTACTTCACCTCCTTCCATAAATCTAAATTTTAATACATCGTTAATTTTTTTTCAATTATAAAAAAAACACAAAATATCCATAAAATATTACATATGGAAAACAATAATCTTCAGATAGTTTTTAGAATAAAGGACGAAACAACTGCAGGTATAGAATCTGCAAAAAAAAATATAACCGGGCTGCAAAAAAAGGTTCAGGATTCTTTTAGTTTTATAAAAGATCATTTAAAAGAAGGAGCATTAGCCGCCTCAGGTTTTCTTGCATCAGTTGGTTTGATGGCTAAAGGAATGATTGACGTAACGTCAAACATGGAACAATGGAGAATGGCTTTTGAGACAATGCTTGGTTCAGCTGATTTAGCAGGAAAAAAATTAAAAGAATTATCAGATTTTGCTATAAAAACACCATTTGATTTGCCGCAAGTTATAGAAGGAGCAAAAAGACTTTTAGCTTATAACGTTGAGGCTGATAAATTAATTCCTACTTTTAAGATGCTTGGCGATATAGCAGCCGGAGTAGGAAGAGAAAAGTTGCCAAACTTAATATTAGCATTTGGTCAGGTAAAGGCAGCAACTAAATTAACTGGTGCGGAGTTAAGACAGTTTAGCGAGGCAGGAGTACCATTATTACAAGCATTAGTTGATCAGGCAAATGAAACCGGTGGGGCTTTAACAAAGGTTGGTGGAGTGTCAAAAGAAACAGCTAAAAAAATAAAATCTTTAGCCTCTTCCATTGCTCAAGCGGAATTTGATTTGAATTATTTTAGACAAACTGGTGGTAAAACCGAAAAACAATTAAAAGCACTTGAGGAAAGAATACAAAAGAATAAAGCACAATTAGAATCATATGGTTCAGTTGGACAAGAGGTTTATACAAAAGTTAAGGTAAGTGCTAAAGAAATGATTAAACAAATAAGTGAAG